GGGCTTGAGTGGGCACCCGATCTGCTGAACAAGGTCATTGTTCAAGGTCGCACCTGGTCAATCGTTCCGCCGCTGAAAGAGATCAACCCAGCCGGAACGCCGATCCTGTACGAGCTGCAGGTGCGGTCGTGAGCCGCACCGGCGCCGGCCAGTCCGGCAGTTTCGCACTGAGCCTCGCCGAGTTTGCGGCCCAGGCCACGGAAGCTATCGACGCCAGCCTGCGCGAGATCATCATCGAGGTCGGTAGCAGCGTTATCCGGATGTCGCCGGTGGGCAACCCTGAGATCTGGGCGCAGAACACCGTGGCCCGTCAGTACAACAAGGCCGTGGACGATCACAACAGCGATTTGCGCAGCGATCCGGCCAACCTGACGAAGGCGGGTCGACTTAAGACAGGGCGCAAGCTGAACGACGGTATGGATATCGTTGCCCCTGAAGGCTACGTCGGCGGGCGGTTCCGAGCGAATTGGCACCTGTCGATCGATGTGGTGGAGAACGTTACCTTTGACGAAGTCGATCCGGGCGGGCAAGCAACAATCGCTGCCTTGGTTTCGGCTGTCAGCGACTTCACTGCCGGCCAGACTGCCTACCTCATCAACAACCTGCCGTACGCCATCCCGCTCGAGTTCGGACATTCGACCCAAGCGCCGGGTGGCATGGTCCGCATCACCGTGGCCCGCTTCCAGCAGATCGTGCAGGAGGCCATCAGGAACAACCAGATATGAGCCACAACATCATCGCTTCGATCTACGAGGCCAAGCTGATCAACTGGGCGAAAGCCTTGCCGATACCGCTGAAGGTCGTCGTCGAGAACGAGGCCTATACACCTGTGAACGGCGCGACCTACCTGAAAGCATTCACGCTGCCGGCTGACACCGCGAGCAACACGCTCGCTGGTGACCACAAGCTGTTCACTGGAGTGTTTCAGGTCAGCATCGTGACACCATCGGGCAAGTTCCGCGGCGCGGCCGGCGCGATCGCCGACCAGATTGCTGCGCTATTCCCTCTGTACGAGCGCATCACGAAGGGTGCGCTCACCGTGGTGACCATGAGCCCGGTAGACCCAGGCCCCGGTATTCCCGACGACACCACTTTCACTGTCCCTGTGTCGTTCCAGTACCGAGCCGACACCAACTAAACCCGCCCGTTGGGCAACCCGGAACCCGCCATTGAGCGGGTTTTGTCATTTCTGCAAAGAGGAAACCCCATGAGCGTCAAGATTCCCAACGGCACTACCTTCGAGATTGCGGCGACGTTGAGCCTTGCGAAATCGTTCACCGCCATCAGCAACGCCAAACCGGCAGTACTCACCGCAGCCGCGCACGGTCTGACCGATGGCGACGTGATCGTCATCGAATCGGCCTGGGCGAAGCTGAACGGCCGCCCGGCGCGCGTTATCGACTCCGACACCGGCGAGTTCGCGGCGGAAGGCATCGATACCACCAGCGTGAAGAATTACCCGGCTGGCTCCGGCGCCGGCAAGGTGCGCGAGGCTTCGGGCTGGACGCAGATCTCGCAAATCACTGAGCCAGCGGCGAACGGCGGCGAGCAGCAATTCCTTACCTACGGCTTCCTCGAAGACGACGATGACCGTCAGCTGCCGACCACGAAATCGGCAAGCAGCATGACCCTGCCGGTAGCGGATGATCCATCCCAGGCATACGTCGCACTCGTTGAAGCGGCCGACGAAGACAAAGAGCCGCGCCTGATCCGCGCAAATCTCCCGGGCGGCGCAACAATCTATTACTACGCCTATGTGTCGATCACCTCGACCCCGACGTTGAGCCGCAACAACATCATGACGCGGACCATCACTCTTTCGTTCGCCTCCCGCCCAACTCGCTACAACGCCTAAGGGGTTCCCATGCCGAAGTTTTCCATCGCGCCGAAGCCGACGTTCACCGTCGATGTGGCGATCCCTCAGGTTGGCGGCAAGCCGGCGATGGTGCCGTTCACGTTCAAATATCGTGACCGCACTGCACTGGCTGAACTGTTCGACACCTGGAAAGACAGGGCAGAAGCCATCGGCGAGCGCTTCAAGGGGACCGAGCCCACGCTTTCTGAAATTACCGCCGCAGAGGTTGAGCAGGGTGTCGACCAGATCAAGGACCTGGTCGTGTCCTGGGGCTTCACCGACAAGCTCAGCGATGAATCTATCTCTGCCCTGGTGAAGAGCTGCATCGGCGTATCGAATGCCGTGGTGAAGGCCTACAGCGAAGCCTTCGGCAAGGCCCGCCTGGGAAACTGACCGCCGCCGCCCGTGCGCTCTATGAGTCCGAAGGATCGGCGGAGCAGATGGCCTTGTTCGGCTTCTCGCCGGAGGACTACAACGAGACCGTCGAAGTCTGGCCAGACAACTGGCCGTCCTTTCTCGTCATGGATGCGATGGGCACCCAGTGGCGCACTGGTGCATGCGGCGCAACCGGGCTCGATTATGGCGTGCTGCCCAACGTGATGAAGCTGGTCGGCATTCCGGCGAAGGATCGCCCCGGCGTGTTCCGCGATATCCGCGTTATGGAATCAGAAGCTCTCGCGGTTGCGGCTGAAGCCCGCGACAACAGCCCGTGAGAACGGGCATTTATTCAAGGTGAGTCGATGAACATTGCAGAACTCGGCATCAAGGTCGATTCGGCTGATGCCGCCAACGCTGCGACCGATCTCGACAAGCTGACCAAGGCTGGTGATCGCGCTGAGCAGTCCGCCGTCGGCCTGATGAACGAAATGCAGGCGCTGGAAAAGTCGCTGTCGAAAGGCGCGACCACCACGCAGGAACTGGCCAAGCAGCGCGAGAACCTGGCGAAGCTGACCCACACCGGCGCGTACGGCGAGGCCGAGTTCACCAAGATCACCGCGCAACTGGACAAGCAGCAAGCGGCGCTGGCGAAGTCGACGCTGGATGAACAGAAAGCCCTGAACAGCCTGCTGGGGGCAATCGACCCGGCGAAGGCGGCGCTGGCCAAGCTGGACAAACAGGTCGAGGACCTGGGCAAGCATCTGGATGCAGGTCGCATCAGCCAAGATGAGTTCACTTCCGCGCTGGGCAAGATCGACAAGGACTACGCGAAGCTCGAAAAAACGGCGACCGGCTTCGATAAGCTGAAACTGGGCACCCGCCAGGCTCAGGAAAACGTCGTTCAGCTGGGAAATGCGCTGTCCTCCGGCGACTGGGGGAGCGGCGTGCGCGCCGTGGCTCAATTGGGGGCGGGCGCTGGCGCATCGGCTGCCGGTCTGCTTGCCATTCTGGCGCCGATCGCGCTGGTCACCGCCGCTGTGGGTGCGCTCGCCTATTCATACTACAAAGGCAGCGAAGAACAGGATGCCTACAGCAAAGGGTTGATCCTCACCGGCAACTCGGCCGGGGTGAGCGCCGGGCAACTCAGCGAGATGGCCCGGCAGGTCAGCGCTACCGTGGGTACGACTGGCCAGGCCGCTGAAGTTCTGGCGCTGCTGGCTGGCAATGGCAAGATCGCCGGCGACAGCTTTGCAGGTATCGCCCAGGCCGCAGTGTCAATGCAGGAAGCGACCGGCAAAGCAGTGAGCGAAACGGTCGCCGAATTTTCGAAGCTGGCAGACGACCCAGTCAAAGCGTCCGCAGCGCTCAATGAGCAGTACCATTATCTCACGGCATCGGTTTACTCGCAGATCGCCGCGCTGGAGAAGCAGGGCGACCACGCAGGCGCAGTCAAGCTGGCGACTGAGCAATACGCCGACGCCATCAACGAACGCACGCCGAGAATCCTCGAAAATCTGAGCTTCTGGGAGAAAGGCTACAACGCTGTCGCCCGGGCAGCGGACAACCTGAAAAACATCGGACGGCCTGATATCGACGCTGATATCGAGCAGGCTCGGCGCAATCTGGCTTCAGCTCAGGCTGGAGATATCGGGGCGTTCCAAAACCAGAAAGAAATGGTCGAGCTTTATAGTAACCAGCTCAACATGCTGGAGGATCAGAAGGCTGCAGCTGCTGACATCGCAAAATGGGAAGGTGAGCAGACAAAGGCCCAGGGTGATGCAGTTGTCGCCATGGGCAAAGTGGATGCGCTGACCAAATCCGCATACAGCAATGAGCAAAAGCGCGCGGAGGCGCTCAAGGAATACAAAAGGCAACTCGACGACATTCGCAAGGTCGCTCCGACGGATCCCCGGCTGGACCAGGCGGCCATCGATAAGAACATTGCGAACATCAACGACCAGTTCAAGGACCCCAAGGCCCCGGCCGGCAGTGTCGACACCACCGGTTTCAACAACGCGAAGAACGCACTGGCCGAAACCCTGGCCTACTACAAAAATGCCGACAAGGAGTTGGAAGCGTCCCAGCGCGCCGGCGTGATCAGCCAGGCAAGTTACACCGAGCAGCGGATCAGCCTGTTGAAGCAGCAGGCAGACGAAGTTGCCCAGGGCTACCAGGCGGAGATTGATGCGCTTGAAGCTGCCAAGGCGAAGAAAGGCGCCACTGGTGCCCAGATTATCCAGATTGACCAGAAGATCGCCGACACCCGAACCGCTATGGTCAAGGCTCAGCAGGACAGCGACAGCGAACTGGCAGTCATTGCAACGAACGAAGAGGGGCGATTGCGCAAGCAGACGCTGGCCGTCAACACTTACACCAGCGCCTTGCAGCAGCAGGTCGACACGCTTCGTCAGCAGGGCCTGCGCGCCGCATCGAGCCTCGGCCAGGGTGACCGGCAGCGCGCGCTGACTGATCAGCAAAATGGAATCGACGACCGCTTCAACCAGCAGCGTCTGGAGTTGGCCAACCAATACGGCGACGGCTCGCGCGGCATGAGCCTAGACGAGTACAACCAGAAACTTGCAGCGCTGAAGGCTACCCAACAGGATCTGCACGACACCGTGCGGGCCAACTACGACGACATGACGGCTGCACAGGGCGACTGGAGCGCCGGCGCCTCCTCGGCGTGGCAGAACTACTTGGAATCGGCGCTGGACGTTGCGGGACAAACGAAGAGCCTTTTCACCAACGCCTTCAGCTCGATGGAGGACGCGATTGTCAACTTCGCCATGACTGGCAAGCTGTCGTTTGCGGACTTCACCAAGTCGATCCTGGCGGACATGGCGCGCATTGCCACGCGACAAGCCAGTTCTGCACTGCTCGGTAGTCTGGTCGGTGCAGCTACCGGCTACTTCACCGGCGGCAGCGGCAATGGTCTCGCTGCTGGTTCCGCGGGCGCGGTGTCGTCAAATGCCGGTGCATCTCAGGCGGGTTATCAAGGCGTCGACTTCTCAGGCTACCGGGCAGCCGGCGGTCCTGTGGCGCCCAACTCACTGTACGAAGTCAACGAGCTCGGTCCGGAACTCTACAACGAAGGCGGCCGTTCATTCCTCATGACTGGCGCCAATGGCGGCAGCGTCACGCCGCTGACCTCTGGCGGCGGGGCTGGCATTCAAGCCATGGGCGGTGGATCTACACAAATCAGCGTGCAGGTGAACGTTGCCAGCGATGGCGGCACCAGCGCCACATCCAGCGATCCGTCGTATCAGCAGTTCGGGAAAGAGCTTGGTGACTTCGTCGAGCAGAAATATCGACAGCTGCTTCGCAAGGATCTGAGCCAGGGCGGCAGCATTACCAGAGCAATCAAAGGGTGATTTATGGCAATTGAGACATTCACCTGGCAGATCGAAAAGGGTGCCGAGGGCGACATCATCCAGCGGGTGCGCACCAAGCAGTTCGGTGACGGCTACAGCCAGTCAGTGTCGGACGGCATCAACAACAAGTCGCAGTCCTGGCCGTTCAGCTACACAGGTAAGGCCGTCACGATCAAGCAGATCATCGCCTTTCTCGACCGCCATGCTGGGGCGAAAGCCTTCCTGTGGACGCCACCACTCGGCGAACTCGGTCTCTACAAGTGCACGGGCTACAAGTCAGCGCACAAAGGCGGTGACGTTTACGCCCTGACCGGCACTCTCGAACAAACCTTTCACCCATAAGGAATTGCCGCATGGCATTGATAACGGACATCCAGAAGCTGGAGCCCGGCGGGGAGGTGCGGCTGTTTGAAATTGACGGCACGGAATACGGTGCCGACGTGCTTCGCTTCCATGGTCACGCCATCCCGCACACACCAGCAGAGTTGATGGCCTACGAAAACTCAGTCGACGAACTGCCAGCCAAGTCAATCTGGTGGCAGGGCAACGAGTACGCGGCCTGGCCGGTGCAGATTGAAGGCCTTGGCGCGGACAGCAATGGCAGCGCGACTCGGCCGAGCTTTATGGCAGGCAACGTCAACGGGCGCATCACGGCGTTGTGCCTGGCCTTCGACGACCTGCTGAAGTTTCAGCTGACGGTCCGCGAAACCATGGCCCAGTACCTGGACGCGGCGAACTTCCCGGGCGGCAATCCGACTGCTGACCCGACCCAAGAGGCGCTGGAGATCTGGTACATCGACCAGAAAACCGGCGAGGACGGTGAGGCTGTGCAGTGGGAGCTTTCGTCCCCGGGCGAGATCGACAACCACGGACTGCCTGGCCGCCAGATGACGACCTTCTGCCACTGGGCCATGACCGGTGGCTACCGCGGGCCGAACTGCGGCTACACGGGCGGCGCGATGTTCGATGACGACGACAACCTCACGGATGACCCGAGCAAGGACGAATGTAAGGGCGGGCTCAAGTCCTGCAAGTTGCGCTTTGGCGAGAACAACCAACTTCCCCACGGCGGCTTCCCCGCCGTCTCACTGATCGCCAGGAGCTGATCATGCGCAAGCACATCCTGTTGGCGATCCAGACACACGCCGCTGCCGAGTACCCCAAAGAGTGCTGCGGACTGCTGCTGGCGGTGGGGCGAAAGCAGCAATATTTCCCTTGCCGGAACATTGCTGCCGAACCAGGTGAAGAGTTCCGGATTGATCCGGAGGACTACGCCGCGGCGGAGGATCTTGGAGACGTGATCGGCATCGTTCACTCGCACCCGGACGCCACCAGTCGACCATCGCCGCACGACCTAGCCATGTGTGAGGCTACCGAGTTGCCCTGGCACATACTCAGCTGGCCGGAAGGCGACCTGCGTAGCATCACTCCGAACGGCAGCACGCCGCTGCTTAATCGTCCCTTTGTGCATGGCGCGTGGGACTGCTGGCAGGTTTGCGCCGACTGGTACAAACGCGAGCAGGGGCTTGAGTTCGAGTCCTTCAAACGCGAGGACGGCTGGTGGGAAAGCGCGGACGAAGTAAGTCTGTACGAGGCGAACTACGAGGCGGCCGGCTTTGTTCGTGTCGACCATCCGCAACGCGGCGACATGATCGTCATGGAGGTGGGGCGAACGGTTTACCCAAACCATGCCGGGATCTTCCTCGGCAGTGATCCGGCGTTAAGCGGCGAGGATGCGGCGACCTTCGGCCCCGGGCCGTTCCTGCTGCACCACCTGTATGGACGGCCGAGCGAGATCATAGTGTTTGGTGGGCCTTGGCTTGACCGAACATGCCTGATCCTCAGGCACAAAGATGCACAACCGATCAAAATGCGGCGGGGCAGCGGAGGTGTTTTATGAATATCCGTTCTTTGAGCGCTAACCAGAAATCGATTAGCGCTGAGGACATTCCAGTATCAAGAGCAATGGTCGATGTTGGACTGGCCGTTCTGGAGGAGACAGGAGATTGGCCAATATCAAGGTCTACGGTCGAAAGAGCTTTTCAGGAGATGTGCCTTTGCGGATTTCGAGAATCTGCTTCCGCGTCATTTGACCTTTGATAATTGCTCCATTTAAGGTAATCGCTTGGAGAATTCTCATCAGCTTATGACACTGATCTCTAAGGTCTTGGAGCTTGAGAGACGTGTTGGATGATGTGGGGTTTCTCGGTTTTATGAGGTCCGTTAGAGAAGCCGTTTCCCCTTCGTTTAAACCCCATTGCCAATGCACTATTTTGTGTCTCAGCTTCGCAACCGTATCGAAAGACTTTAGTGTCGCGAGCAAATCATCTGATGCTTGCTTGTCGACTGCTTCAGCATCGGCGACCCGACCTTGCACGTACCGGATCATGCCAGCCATGGAAATGTTAGTTTCCACAACAAGTCTTTGGGCTTCGATAACTGACATTTTCATAAAAAACGCGAAAAGTTCGGATAGCTGCCATTCAACGGCGGAATAATTCGCGATGAACTGTCCCATTGCATGTAGGTGTTCATCCGACGGGCCGACGTTGTACTGGCGAGGCCAATCTATAGAAAAGGGCTCCCTTGGTTGAAACTCATCGCTCACATTGACCTCCAGGTCATAAACGCGCCGAAATTGGCGCAATCCCAGTCCTTGGGCTTGCAGGCAAAGGACTGGGGGGCCTATTGTGGGGCAGAAGGCTACTATTCAAAGGCCGGAAGTAGTTACTGGGGATTCGTACAGACAAGAAAATCCCCGGCGGGATGGGACGACTCCTGTATTTCCTCTGGATTTTGATCGAAAAGCTCCAGAAGCATCTCGCCGTGTGACGCCCGAGTTGCCCGATAGAACATGCATCGGTCTAGCAGGATTCTTTTCATGCTACGAGCCGAGGCGAGGTGCTTGGGCTCAATTGAAATTGTCACGACCTTTTCGTTTCGTGAGTCAGTCACTTCCAAGTTATAGCGTCCAATCAAACCATCATCACGCTTGGTATGGCTTAGGCATTTGAAGGTGAGGGTGGATTCTGGCAATGCGCCGTCTTCACTATTTTTTGGCATCGTTCGCGTCCTTGCACATGTGTGATAAAGCCCGGAGAGCTGAGCTGGGTTCGGTTATTTGAAATTTCGCTCGTATAGCAATTCGCTACACCGCCGCGCAACTGTTAGAAAAAACCAGCTGCTTAGTGCCAAGCCACCCAAGAAGGTGAGGGCCAAAATTGCTTTCAGTGGAAGGCCGTGATCGCGGGATAAAGCCAACAAGTCGGGCGTCGTCGTGGTTACAACCCACAAATAATAGCTACCGACCAGAAAGCTCGGAGCCCCGATGAAGGCGAGCATCCGGTCGTTCAATTCTGCCCAGGCCTTCTTTTTACGGTTACGAAACGAGGTTAATGCTTTTTTCAGTATTGTCATGATGGTCCCTAATCCTTTGTGCAATGAAGGCAATAGGCTACTTTCCACGGGCAGGCTGGCGTTACTGGGAATTCGTACAGCCCGTGATATCGTTGTGCCTTTAGCAATGGAGGCGACAGATGAAAGTAAAAAATTGGGAAGGCTGGGAGCCTGAATGGCTCAAGCTAACCGAACAATTTCAAAGCGCTCCGGCGGCGCCGGGTGCGTACATCATCTGTGCGAATCATGCGATTCAGCGCGCAGTTGGCACAGATGAGCATGGTGTGTTGACCATTGGCGAATCGGATAACTTGAGACGCCGGCTCGCAGCATTTTTGCGATGCGCGAGAAACCCTGGTGCTGCTGGTCACATGGCGGGCTGGCGCTTCAATTACGCTTCCTTCGAAAAGGTTTTCCCGTTGGAAACGCTTTGGGTTAGCTGGCACCCGACCATTGATAAGGCAGCCGCCTATGCAAAGGAAGGGGAAATGCTGGCGCTCTATTTGGCTGAACATTACGAGCTTCCTCCACTCAATTACAAGTTCAATTGGCCAAAGCTGGAAGCTTGACTGCGCTGGTTGCTCAGCTATTACCACGCTAAAGTCACCGACTTTAAGGACG